TAATTAAAAATCTACCTTGTGGATTTGGAGAAAAGATTACTTTTGAATCTTTAACACCATTTTGCCATTGAAAACTACCTCTTGTTATAACTGCACTATTTCTTAAATCGTCGTTATAATCTATTTGCTCGTAGATCTTAGCTAAGTTAAATATACTATTTTGCGTCTCATCCCTAAAAGCGTGTTCTTCTGTTCTAGGAAATTGTCTGTAGTATTCATTTAAAGCGTCTTGATCTCCTTTTAAACCGTCAGCTTCATTATTCCAGTGTTCAATTACACCTATTTCAATCGGATCACCGTGAGGCCCAAACGTTGGTTCTTTCGGTGTGTTAAAAACAGGAACTCCGTATGCGTCAATGAAACCTTCGTAATTCCATTCCATCGGGATAAACAAAGAATATAAACCCGATCTTGTTTGTCCATTAGCGTTTCTTTTTGTTACATCAGAGTCGTTATATAATGTCTTAAAGTTGTCTCCTCCTTTATCTAATGAGTTTGATGTAGAACCCATCATACATTTACCAATAATTCTACTACCTAATCTGACACACGTTTTTGTTACACGCCAGTTATTTAAAATATTATTTGGTCTTTCCCATTTACCACTTTCATCATGAACCAATAGTTTTAACTTTTCACCATCATAACTATTGTCTCCTGTATTCTTCCAGTCAATTGTTGTATCTAATCCAGTAAGTATTTCTACTTTGTTTTGATCACTTAATTTTCTTCTTGTTAATTTAGAAGCAGGTACACGATATGCTAATTCTGTTTTTGGACGGTCCATACCGTCTTGAATTGGTTTAAAGAAAAATGGATAGTTAACCGAAATTGGCACTACCTTATCTGTAAACATCTTTTTAGCATCCGCTCCAGACTTTGATAATATACCGTATCTAGAGTCACTTGATATTGTTGCAAGATTTACAATCTCGCCTGAGGCCATAAATGAAAACCCAGAACGTCTATTCTTAAGATAACACATCCCGTAACATCTTGAATCCGCTTTACACGCTTCCCAAAATATAAAGAACAATCTATTAGACTCTCTGAATTCTGGCTGACCAACATCAATCTTAGACCATTGTAAGTACATATAATGAGAACCTGTAATATACGTAGGTTTTCCATTATTATTAAACCAATGCCCATTTTCTCTTCTGTTAAACTGTTCGTCTATATAAAGTCCCCATTTGTCTTTAAACGAGTCCGGATAATCTCTCCAATCAAATATACTATCTATTGATTTTAACTCCTTAGGATACTCCTCTACAGTCCATTTATCGTGTTCTGTATTTATATCTGACGGCGCCTTTGGTAAAGCTATCTTTAAATTCTGTATTTGATAGATTTCTCCGATCTGACCAGTCTTGCTTATAACAACAACATCGTATTCTTTGTTATAACCGTATTCCCATTTCCTTGACTTATTAAGTCTTGATATGGTATTTTCTCTTATTGGCGTTATTACGCTATATAATGATTGCTCGTACATTACTTAGATCTTTTTTCAGCAAAGCCTGTAAATTTCTTTTCTTCTTTGTCTTCCTTAGGTCTATCTTCTAAAATACGCTCTTCTTCTTCAATTCTTGTTAATATTTCAAACGCGTCAAATATCGCTAACTTTTTTGTTGCGGCAGCATTCTTAAGTCTGTCAGCGCTTATATCATCGCCTGAGTCTACAATCTTTTCTTGTGCTACCTTTATTAACTCCTCAACTGCTTTATGTCCAGCCAGGATTATACTCTTCTTCGTCTCCTTGATATTCATATTTAATTGTAATTAAATTCGTGGGTACTCGGTATAACCTCTGCCCTTCAATCATGAATTCATATTCCATTCCTGGTCTGAATCCAACTAAAGCTCCGTTTTCAATAAAATCATTATCGTATTTTACAATACCGATTAATGGTCTTTCTTTATCTAACGAGAACATATCTTTTGATTTTAATGGCTTTACAAAACAGAAACCATCTAACGATTTCCATTTACCATCTCTTTTGTAGGCATAGACTTGATCGGGTTGTACAATGTACAAATCTTCCTCGATAAAGTTCTTACTATTTTTTTCCTTGCCTTTTATGTCGCGAAATCTTCTAAACACGTTGTGGTGTACAATAACTTCGTCCCCATTTTGTATTACACTGTTACCTATTAAAGGTACACCTGAAACAATACCAATTCTATTTGTATATTCGTGGTTTTGTAATTCTGTATTTAAAAGAAGTTCTTTACCATCAATCTCTATTTCTCCGGTGGTTCTTTTACCTTTAGGAGAGACTAAGTAGTTAAAAACACTTTTCATGTTTAATATGATATATCGTATTCTACAGATATTGACATGTTCTTATTAAAATCCTTCCATGGCATTATAAGATCACCCTTTGCAATATAGATAGAGTACTTTTCTTCCTCTTCTATAATATTAACTATAGTATGACCGCCATACACCTCTTGATTAATAGAGTAGTGCATGGCGTCATTTTTATAGTCTTTGCCTATACTAATTTTCCTGATTATCTGAGACATGAGTCATTTCTCCTGTTGCTAGATCAATACTCACATTGCCGTACTTCTCTTCTAATTCTTTTTGAATTCCTTGTAACTCTTGATTCACTCCAGAAATAACATGCAATAATTCATGTTTGTGTGCCTCAATACCACCTAATTGCATTTGAAGTTTATTAATAGCTGTAACTTTTTCAGTTAGCTTTGTTAATTCTTCGCTTGTAATTTTTTCAACTTCTGTAACTTCTACTTTTTTCATTTAATTTAATTTAATTATTATTTACTATTTTTATATGGAAATGCCTTATTTAACATTTCTTTTCTTTTATCGCAACCACAATCCTTACCGGTAACTTCAGTTATTACCTTAGCTACTCCGGCAAGTCCTGTTGCTTTTGCTATTTTTTCCACTGTATCACCTAATCCTTTTGCTTCCATAATATTAACATTTCCATCTGCGTCTTGCAGCGCAAATTCTTTTATCTGGTGTTTTAGAACAATCTATATTGTGCATCTCTTGTTGACCTTTTGATCTAGCGCAATAAGAATCTCTTCTTGATCCGCCTTGAGGTTGAGGTGCTTTTAAATTACCACCAGTTTCTTTATTATAAGCATTTCTACCAGCTTGTGTCATACCAGCACCTTCCTTAGCACTTAAGAAATGTCTGCCTTCACCTTTAGTGGTATGCTTTAATTTTTTAAACGGAGATTCTGGTTGTACGTATGCCATTATTTAAAGTATTTCATTTTTAAAGGAGACTTCTTAATAAAGAAAGCTGTCATTTTTTTAGCAACGCTTTCTGGTTTTTCAATTGCAGGAACATCCGTTGGATCAGCATTAACTTCTGGTTTAGGGAATTTAGTAGCTGCAGCACCCGCGCTTTCAATCGTACTTTTTCCACTAACTGATGTACCTTTAAATTTATCAACTTGTTCGCCAAATTGTTTACCTGCATCCGCTTTTTTATTTCTTGCTAATAAAGCATCAGCTTCTGCTTTGTTTTTAAAGTCCTGTCTTTGTTGATCTAAAGTTTTATCACCTTTAGTAACTAAAGTTTCTTTACCAAAAACATCTTTGCTTGAATAACCGCCTGATAAACTAGCTTTAATATTTTGAGCGCTCTGATTTTTACTATTTTCAATCTCTGATTTTATAAATTCAGCTCTAGTAGTTCTTTTCTTTTGCTTGATTTCAGCCTTTTTGTTTTTAAACGCTTCAGTTCCTCTTTCAATAACTTGACCTTTATCATCTGTAAATCCACCGCCTCTAAGAGTACGCATGTCATTACGTTTTTCTTGGCCAGTAAGATTTTTAATGTTTCTAATGTTACCTCTTCTATCTAATGCGGTTTGAGCATCCCCTTTATCTTTTTTATAAAGATCTTCTTGTGATGTAATAGTTTGAGCAGTTCCAGGCACGAATGTATCAGGTTCTTTTACTATTTTATCTTGATACTTAGGATCTTTAGCGATTTGAGCTTTTCTAACTTTATTAAAAGCAGCTACTTTTTCAGGAGTATCATATTTTTTTCTCCATTCCGGAGTTTCGTTAGCAACATACTTTTGTCCTTTTATAACAGTTTCTTTACCTTTAATTACTTTACCAGCAGCATCAGATGTCTGGATATTGTACATTGTTCCTCCTGATTCGTAAGTTTTACTTTCGTTAGAGTTACCTTTGCCAGCAGCAGGGTTTGCCATTTGCTTAAAAGGAGATGACTTCATTTTTGCAGGAGCAGGTATATTTCTTGTTTGATTATTACCGCTTACGCCAGCTGGCCCAACACTAAGAAGTGGCTCAGTTACTTTTTTACCAAATAAACCTTTGTTTACTTTAGCGGTGATTGGTTGATTTTTAGACATATCTATTATTTTTTTTCTTGTTCTTTGTTTTTAGAAGGATCGGTTTCGTCTGTTGTTTTACTTAAATCAGTAACTTTAGGTTCCGGTTTTAATGGTTCAAATACTTTTTTTACTTCAGCTCCAACATCAACAAACTTACGAGCCGCATCACCAGCGCCAGCAACTAACGCTTCGTTCATTTTTAATGGAGAAGACTTTTGTGTTATTGGCGAACATTTTTTAACAGGAGTACCAGCCGCTCTTTTTGAAAAGTGCCATGCAGCATGCTCTAAAGTAGCGTCTCTTTTTAATGGACTACTGCCACCTCTTTTATCAAAAGATTTTATAGCCTGTTCTAAAGATACATTTTGCCCGCCTTCACCTTGATGAGGACCTGGAGCCGAACGCTCTTGAGGAGCATTTCTGTTTTCTATCTTGCTGCGTTGATCAACAAGCCTTGTACTATTTCTAAATGTAAATGCCATAATTATTCTTGTTTATAAGCTTCCGCTTCCCATTCAAAATCAGGATGCCCTTCGTTCATATCTCCTCTTCTATATACTTTAGCAGGAGACTTTGTATCTCTTTTCCAAATAACAGAACTGTCTGAGTATTGTAATCTACCTTGTGCCATTTGATTTAAATGGACTTTTTCGTGTTTAACAGCTTCTTTAATTTTATTGTCTGATAATTTACCATCAACAAATATCGTGCCGTCTCTATTAGCTTCAGCTTGAACACCTGGCTCTAAATCATTCTTTTTAATTACAGGAGTGCCGAACTCTGAAGTTGCTTCATGTAAATTCATTAAAGCGCTTTTAGGCGTCATCTTAAATGCCATAATATTTTTTATCTTTCGTTATCTTTAATCATGTCGTCTATAGCTTTATTAAAGACTCTATCCGTATATGTTTTATTATTGTAAAATTTACTTCTGCTTGACGTTGGTAGATCTTCTTGTCCAAGTAATATGTTGTATATTCTTGATATTAGTAGTTTACCTTTTTGCGAAGTCTGATATATATTGAATTTCATTGTTGTTCTATTTCTAGCTCTCCATATATCAATCCAACCTTCACGTCTTAAACGTTCCCATCTCGCTTTATCCCAAGAGTATGTATAAGCTCCGTCTATAAAATCATTACGTGTAAATTGCTTTTTACAATCTAAATAAATTAATAATTCTAAATCAGCATCTGTAAGATTATAAGTTTTACAAGCCCACTTTCGAACAAGCCTGTAATACTTGAATAAATTCATATCTCTTAAGTCGCTTGCAGACAGTCTCATTCTACAATAACTACATCGTTAATAGTTATGACAAAGTATAAATGATCATTCCATTCAATACCGTGACCAGCGTGTTTATCGTATCTAATAACATCTCCTTCTTTTAAAAAATCAATCTTATTACCTACACTGACTACATTACCCTTTAAGTACCTAACGTCGTGGTTTTGACTTTGAGTAATTTCAAGACCCCCAATTGTTTTGGGAGCCTCTTTAATTTTATCTATAATAATAAAGTGGTTTACTGCTTGCATTAGCTTCTCATATTTGAAATTATACAATCAGCTGATGTTATGGTAGTTGCGACACTAATTGCATTCTTTAATGCAGACTTAGTAACCAACACAGGATCGATAATCCCATTACTAACCATATTTTTATAACAACCACAAGTTGCGTCAACGCCAACGCCTTCCCACTCTCTATCTTCTAACTCTGGTTCTGAATCAACAAAATCTTTTGGATTAAGTGTATCTTCATAGCCAGCGTTTTCTAAGATAGTTTTATAAGGGGCTTGAATTGATTTTAACAATATATCGTAACCTGCATTTTTAGGCTCAATGATTTGAGAAGCATTCAATAATGCAACTCCCCCACCTGGTACAATACCTTCTGTTAATGCAGCTTTAGTAGCGTGCAATGCATCATCTACTCTATCTTTCTTTTCTTTTAATTCAACAGCAGAGTCAGCTCCTACGTATAGAACTCCAACTTTGCCGGTAAGCATCGATAACCTTTGCTCTAATTTCTTTTTAATATAACCGTTTGATTCTTTGGCAATTTTTGCTTCAACATCTTTTATTCTTTCGTCAAGATCTTCGTTAAGATCTGCAATCTGTAAGATAGTGTTTTTAGAGTCTGTAACCGATTTGATTACTTCCCCTAATACGCTTATGTCGATTAAATCTAAATCATCGCCTAACTCTTCATTGATAACTTGTGCTCCGGTTAAAATAGCTAAGTCTTCAATTGTATCTTGTTTTGTTGGTCCAAAACCTGGTAAGTCAACAATATTTACTTTGATGTTACCTTTTACTTTATTAGCTAATAATGTAGCGTATGGTTGTTGTTCTACCGATGCTACAATTAATAAACTTCTTTTTGTTTTTACAACGTGTTCAAGGATACTTTGTATTCTTCTTATATTTGGGATTGCCGAACTTACTATTAATACGTAAGGATTATCTAAAACAGCAGTTCCTTTATCTTTATCTGTCATTAAATGAGGAGACTTTAAGCCTGACTCAAATTGTGTACCTTCAACAAAATCAACGTAAGTTTCGTTTGTTTCAGAGTCTTCCATTAAAACGACTCCATTCTTTCCAACTTTTTCAAAAGCTTCTCCAATCTTATCGCCAAGCTCTTTGTCGTTATTACAACTAATGTAAGCAACTTGTCGTAACATATCGCCTTCAACCTGTACACTGGTATTACTAAGGTAAAGCATAACTTCTTCAGCACATTCAGTAATGCCTCTTTTAATATCTCTAATTTTTTCTTCACCTTTGTACTCGTTTATATTTTTTAATAAAGAGTAAGCTAATACGGTAGCGGTTGTTGTACCGTCACCGGCTTCTCTAACAGTATTAGCAGCAGCTTCTTTAATCAAAGTTGCTCCTATATTTTCGACCGGATCCATTAAGACTACGCTTTCTGCAACGGTTACACCGTCTTTTGTTATCACCGGTCTACCCATAGCGTCTTCGTATATTACGCATTTTCCTGAAGCACCTAAAGTGCTTTTAACTGCGCTTGCTAATTTTTCGACGCCATTCATTATTCTATCTTTAGCTTCATCGCCAAAGTTTAAGTCTTTTACAATCTGACTTGGTAAGTTAAATTCCATTTGATTTTATTTAATTAAAGTATATTATTATTATCTACAATTGTATTATTACGAACTAATTTATTTTTTTAGTTATACGTACGTTTTATACAGTCTTTGAAGTACTCCACCAACTACAATAAATATGAATATTAGTATAAGCCACAAAAAAGTATTAGTAATTATGCTTTCTTTTTTATCAACTAACTTTTTACTGTTAGACTTATCTATTGATATAGCTTTAGAAGTTGTTTTAAGCGTGTTTTTAACAGCTTTTATCTTTGTTGTATCAATTACTACTCTATTGATTTTTTTAGTCTTTATACGTACGTTTTTATATTGTACACCATTTACTGTAATTGGCAAAGAATCTACTATAGGGCATATCTCAACTTCTTCAGTTGTTGTATTAATGAATATATTATTATCTTTTGTATATGTACCATCAATTTTTACAGTAGCAACACTATCAATTGTAATTTTAGTATCTTCTTTTACAATAGCAACTTTTCTTGCTCCGCATGAAACAAGCAACAATAATAATATGATAAATAGTTTTTTCATTATTCTTTTATTTGAAAGTGCATCCAATCGTAATTTTTTTCTCTACCCAGCGATTCAAAGCCATGTTTATAAAATATATCGATCATAGCTTTGTATTCAGGTCTTGCAAATCTAGCAGTCTTTGATGTTTCTTTTAAAAGGTTTCTAGCAGGATCTAAATCAATAGCTATTCCCCAAGAATGTGTAGACCATGAATTACCGCCTCTCATTTTTCTATAGTTAAAGCAACCACCAAATAAATCAATGCCTAACTCTTTAATTTTGTCATATCCGTAAACTCTTTGTATTTCGTTGAATACATCTAAAAAGTTTTTAGCTACTAATTTATGACACATCATAGAATTAACTACAGTATCTGTATCCCAAGCTAATCTCATTGGATATGGCAATTGTATCTTTACAAGATAACCGTTACCGGTCTCGTTTGGCGTACCGTACTTTTTAGTTATTTGTTGTGTAGTCATTATTCTGCTTTATCTTTATTTTTCATTGTCTCGAATATTTTCAACCCGGTATATAGTATTGAGAATACTAATAACACTATTTTTAAAGTGTTTTCAATATTTGAAAAACTTAATGCCATTGATATGGTGTTTATGATTCCTATCTTCAGATCGTTATTGTTCATGCTTAATTTTATATATACGTTCCACAATGTCTGTCACTCCTTGTAGCGATATATAAGCCGTAGCTATTACCACCCAATCATTACTCTCTATGCTGCCCGAAAATAAAGCAACTGAAGCTATCCCGAATACGGTTAATTTTCTACTAACCCATTTGCTTAAAAACAAATCTACTTTTTCTTTTGTACTCATTATCTTCCTTGGCCTTTATATGATTTTTTATAATTTTTAGACTCTTTAAGACTGGACGCTTTTGTTTTAGCATGAACACCTGGTCTACTTATTTTTTTCTTTTCTACCTTAGTAGTTTCGTGTTTTATCTTTGCCATTTTATATAAGTGTTATTCCTAATTGTTCAGCTACATAATTTATTATCCATTCTTTATTATTACCATGAGCAACGTATTCCTCTTCTGTTATTTGAAAATTACCACTAACTATGCTTTTGCCCGGCGGAATTGATCCGTCAATTAAAGTGTAACTTATTATAGCTCCAGGTACTGGTGTATGTACCATCAAATTTGTTCTTAATCGATTAGCAGTACCCAATCCTAATGGGAATACTATTGGTTCAATTTGTGTCATTTGTTTTTTTTATTTATATATTAAAAATTAGTTTAATTACATCCACCAGTAAAATTGAGAAGTTGACATATCTATAGTTGCTTCACTGTTAGGCATATAAAATTGTACATATACACTACTATCTGGGTAATTAACTCCAGAAGCATCTGCTATATAATTAAAATATTCGTCATAAACAGCAGCTGATGTAGCTACTGAGTTTTCATAGTCCCCAACACCATATACATAAACTGATATTAAATCTCCTGGAGAAGCTTGAAAGTATGATCCTTCAAACCCTGGTCCGCTAAAACCAACTGATGCTGCTTCAGTTCCTTTTGTATCATTAAATATTTGGAAATAACTATATTGAACACCAGCATTAAAATTCCAATATACAGTATAATTTACTACCGGACTATAGCCATAAAACTTAGAAATTGCATAAGGTGGAAAAAACCCAGCCATTAAACTTAGTGTCCTAAGTGATCCGATAGATGTTCCTAATTCATTTCTAATCATAGAAATAGATAAAGGAGTAGGATAGTAAGGTAATGCCATTATTTTGTTAATTTATTTATTAATAACTCTAACCTTTCTATCTGTACTTGTTGTTCTTTGATTGATTCTATTAATAAAGCTGTAAGCTTTTCATATTTAACGGCTTTATAACCATTATCTCTTGTAGTAACAACCTCTGGCAATACTGCTTCAATCTCTTGAGCAATAACTCCTACATCATGTCCTTCATAAGTGGTTTGTTTATTATTCCAATCAAATGTATATCCTCCAATTTTTTTAACTTTTTCTAATGCATTTTTTATTGGTAATATATTATCCTTTAACCGTATATCAGATGATGCATAAGCTATTACGTCTCCATTAGAATATATTGAATCAGTAGCAAGAATACTACCATTTACTTGTAATTTATAATCTCCAACGTCACTTGTTGTACCAATTAATACCTTTCCCCCGCTCGTGATTCGCATACGTTCTGAACCACCTGCACCGAATTTATGTAATAAGGCATCGTAATCCATTTGTACATAAGCTGAAGTGCTTCTATTATATCCTTGTAATGTAACTTTATTAGAAATGGATAAATCAACTTCTAAACCATAAGTACCTGAAGATGAAACTGCGAATTTTGTTGCAGGACTTGTTGTACCAATTCCTACTGAACCAGCAGCGTAAACACCGCCCGCATCGTTTATAGTGAATTTGTCAACTCCTATTTTTTGAATAGTGAATGGCATTCCAGTATTAGTACTAGTGTTATTTAAAACTAAGTTTTTACCAGAAGCTCCGTTACTTAAATATACGTTTGTTCCAGTAGATGAATTAAGTGAAAATATACCGTATCCACTAGATCCGTTATAAGAATATATACCAGTTCCAGTTCCCCCGTTTCCAGAGTATATTCCATTCCCAGTTGAAGTGTTAGATGCTGATATACCACCACCAGAACCCGAGTTTACAGAGTACATTCCAGAACCCGCTAATGTATTAACTAAAAATATACCAAAACTTCCGTTATTGTTATTTGATACCGTGATAGCGGGATTAGCAGTTGAATTAGAAAAAGACTTATTCCCGGTTATACTTTCGTTACCAGTTAAGTGGACAACGTTAGCGTCATTGGCTGGTGTGTACCCGAGCCATCCAGCTATAGTCTTATTAACCCATAATGTTCCATTATACCCGAGTATATGCCCGTTTACCGGTATTGTAGTTTTAAGATCTACATCGTGGATTTCATTTAATTCAAATCCATTTTGTACATTTATAAATATTTCACCATTGTTAGCGTTTACTCTAGTAACAATGCCAATAAATACTAAATGTAAAGGAGCATACGGCTTATTTGCTAATCCATAAATAAGATTACCATTAGCACCTAGCCACACAGGGTCGCCAACAGTAGCTGTAGATGTATTAAGACCTTCTAGACTGCCTATCTGTACAACGTTAGCCATTCCGTTTATAGCAACTGTTGCATCAAGTAAACCTAATGTTTTTGATGAAGTAGCTTCTGATGTATTTGAAGCCAATCCAACAACTATATTTGTTCCGTCGGCGCTTGTAACATAAACAGCTTGCCCTTTATTTATAGCGACACCTGCTTTGACTAAATTCTGAACATCACTAGCAACACCTCCGTCTGCATTAATCCAACTAACGGTTGTTCCGTTTGAAGATAATATTTGACCTGAAGTACCAGCAGCACCAGAAGAATCCTTAAGGCCCGCTTGGACCTCTATATTACTTTTAAATTTCATATATTATTTTTTATTATCCTATAAGTTGAATTAATGCGGTAACTCCATTTGTAGGTGTTGCAGCATAAGAAACAGCAAAGGATGTTGTACTGATTCTAGTTACATCTGCGTATACTGTTTCATGCGTTACAGTATCTACCAATTGTATCATTACATTGTTTATAGCAGAAGCAGTAATTGAATTAGGGTATGTATATGTATTAGATGTATTAACAGCAATTGCTCCAGAAGTAACTGGAGGTGTGTACGTCGATGCAATCGTTATTGTATCCGTATTTGTATTTGTTGTGATCGCAATTGAATTACCCGCTACCAATGTTAACGTGTCGTCATTAGTTTCCGCCACAACTGTAGCTTGTCCTGATACAGCAATATTCTTGAATATGCTTTGTGTTGAACCTTTATCTATATTTTCTACTAAAGCAGTTCCGTTTGAGTATGTTACCCCGATTCCTGAAATCCCCCCGCCTGCTGCATTAACATTACCTAAACCTACCGTTGTAAGTGTAGCTAAATCAGTATTCCCTTGAACGGTAGTCCAATCTGCTAATGTAGTAGGTGTGTCTGTATTTGCAATAAGAGAATCTCCAACCCTAACTTGTTCTGTAAAGAATACACCGTCGACAGTTACTGTCCACATAAATCCTTTCTTAATAACACCTGTTGGAGGCGAATCTAGATTAGGTGCATTTGTAGACGCATTATACCCTCCTTGAAAAATTAATGCGCCAGTTGTCGATGCGTCAACGTAAGATTTAACCGCAGCGCTGGTTGGTAATGTAACATCATTGTTATTATTACCTATTCCCTCACTTGAAGTAATAATTACTGTAGGATCCATCATTGCAAACTCTACCGCTCCGGTAGCAATTGTAGTTGCAATAGAAGTTGTTCCAGACCCTGTAACATCACCAGTTAAAGTGATTGTAGGATTAGATGGTAAAGTAACTGTTTTTAAATTTAAAGCAGTTATATGTCCTTCAGCAGAACTAGTAACACTATCTACAGTAGTAAATGTAGCCCCAGCTGATGGGGATGCCGTAGAAGTAGTATCTGTTCTCGATACTGATGCATGATTAATAGTTAATGTATCTGTAGTGCTTACAACAGTACTCATAACTGTTCCGCCTAATATACTAACAGTATTTCCAGAATCAACCACCTGTGATGTCCCAGTATTACCAGCTAATGTCCATCCAGCATATTGCAATGGAGCAGCCCAAGTATTGTCTCCCCTTAAGAACGTAGTATTATCTTTCGTTCCCGTAGCTGATAGACTAGCCTCTAAGCTTATTATATTGCTTCCTGTTGCACTTAAATTAGCTAGACTAACAAATGTGCTATTGTTTAAGTTTAATTGTTTTAAACCTATCCATTGTGATCCGTCATGGTACTTTAACGTATTTACGTTAGTTGTACTGTCTAAGTATATTTGTCCTTTGGCAGCTGTCGGCGCTGTGGAGGCTACTTGAACCTTAGCGTTTAATAACTGATTGTCATTAATATTAAGGTTGTTTAAAAACTGTATTGCCATAGTTAGTTCATATATGCTTTTCCGGATTCATCTCCAGAAAAAGTTATTGTTAAGTTATTTTGGTCTATATAGGTAACATCGGCAATACCAACTTGTCCTGTAGACAATACCATTGATACCGATGGAAATTTATTTAAGTTGTGATTTATAATCCAAGGATTCTCAGCAGTGTTTTGTGTAAATACAAATGTCTTATCACTATCTCCTACATATAAAGATAAGCCATAAAATCTACCAGCTAAAATTACTCCATTACCTCTTATGAAGGAAACGGTGGCATTAAAAAAAGCGGGTTCTTCTATGTCTCTCTCTAAGTTTTCTAATACATATATTCCAAAAGAGTTAGCGTCATTGGTTTGCACTAACATAATTTGTTTGCCAATCATTGTAGGCAAATAATCCTCTAATGTATATTTAGTAACAGCCTCCTCCGCTAGTTTAAACGTTGTTATATTTGAAAAAGGCGTAGAACTACCTCCAAAATTAGTAAAACTAATAGTTCCCTGCGATCTACCTGTTTCAGGAGGGAATTCTTGGAACATGTAATTATTCTGCCCGTTTATGTGAATTGCCCCCGACGCATTAAACCAATTAACTATTCCCTCGAATGTGTAGTTCTTAGTTGCAAAACCTATCTCGTCTGTACCAAGCACTTTGTCTTGTGGCGTAATGTTGTTATCCGTGGGGTATGTACTTATTCTAGCCATTGTTATTTTGTTTTATAATGGTTACCGGCTTCTCTTTTAGTACCGTATCCATCGTTACCTCTATTCTGTTTAGGTGATTCCCACCTTTGATCATTGTGATCCCAATCTTTACCTTTAGCTTCAGAACCCGCGGCTCTTCTCCTTCTCTGTGCATCCGCCTTCTTCGCTCTTCTAGCTGGTGTTTTAGCAAACGCTAAATCTCTTGCTGCTTTATCTCTTCTCGCCGTAGGCGACAATTTTTGTGGCATAATTTTTTATTTTTTTCTACAACTACCTTGCGCGCCTTTTTTTGTACCAGGTGTACGCTCGTATCCAGACCAACACGCTTTCTTAGCAGGTGATGGTTTATCTCTTAAATTATATGACGAATAATTACCTTCCGCATCTTTAGTGAATTTAGTCTGCTTAGGCGCATTACCTTTAAAACTTCTCATACTCTCAGCATCGATCTCTTGCATCAATCCAGCAGGGTTGTTACTCCTATTAATAGTAACAGTATCTTTAGCCTGATTAAATCCTTCAAACTTCTTAGTAGCATCACTGTACTTACTCTTCTGCTTCGCAGGCGAACCAATCCAAAAACCGTTGTGATTTTTATTACCCAATCCCTGAGGACCTATACCATTTTTATTCATGGATTAACCTATTTGTTTTCTAATCTTCAAATCTTCTGGACTAGCCCATACATCAATCTTTATCTCGTCACTAGGTTGTTCAGTTGCAGCGCTATCAATTTTCGGCTTCGCATTCATTTCCCTTTTAACAATAGGTTTTTTTGGAGCAATCCTTTCAACTTGTTTTTTAGCTTGTTGTACAGGTTTTTTACTACCAGAACTACCTTCACTTTTATTAGGAGCAGTCTTACCTTTAGCAGGTACCACTTTAGGAGCCGGTTTATTGTATCTTTCATTAACATAGTTCTCAGCTCTCTCTCCACCGAAAATACCAGCAACTTTAGCAGCAGCTTGCCCTACAGTAGTATTACCAACAGCTTCTACACCTTTTCTAATTGAATTACCAATTTCAGATGGAACATCTTTTAATTTAGTTTGTGAACTAACTTGTTTAGCAGGACTATTAAATCCTTTACCTGCCCAGTGTTTAGATAAATTTGATCTCATTATTTATGTTTTTAGTTACTTAATTGTCATACACGTATGATTACGCATGTTTAAAACTTATTAAAATGCGACGTTAGCCTATTACTATATAATATAACACCCTATTGTCACACTTTCCCCTAAAAAAAAATGTGTAAAAAATTTTTTGTGAGATATTTAGAATCATGGGGCTGCATATACACTTTCCAGAAATTTTTTGAAAACGGAAAGCTAAATCTTTTACCCACTCCCCCTAGTGTTTCTCGGTTTCGGCAGGATGGTTTGCGGTTTCTGGTACCTGCTGTGGTAGACGGAGCAGTAGACACGATTGATTCACGTACACATATACCAGGATTTGGGTAGAACATCCAGGATCTGGTGGATGGTGATGGATGGTGTGATGCGTTGCGCGCTGCGTGCCGTGCCATATCGTGGTGCATGATACATTACACATGACGTGTGGTTATCGTGCGATACGTGAGACGTAACATACACATACAACGAGCGGAGCGACGCGGAGCGGAGCGTAGCGTGTATAGCAACGCGTATAGCATACCTAATACGACAAGTATTTGATAATAATAATGTAACAAATAAAAATATATACTATGCAAATTATTAAAATTAAATTAATTCTTTTATTACTTAATATTATAAGACCACTTAGAAGAATATTAAAAGATCTAGATTATAAATTAATAGACTTAGTTGATTAAGTCTTACAAACTAAATACGAATAGAAATCGATAATATATACGAACCTTAAATAAATAATCAAATGGAAAAATTCATTCAATCAGAAGTTAAAAAATTAATCAAAGAATATTTTAAAACCCAAAACCCTTTAGTCCTTGCTGAATTAAAACAGTTGGTTGACCACATTCCAAACGTCCTAAATAAATAATACCATGAATCGAATAGACCAATTAATCCTAAGTAAGTATCCAAACCAATTGGACCAAATCAAAGATCAAATCGAGTTAATGAAACAAGACTACGATACAGATCAATTCCTTGAAGAAGACATAATCGAATCAATACTAACAGAACTAAATATAATATAACTATGAATACACAAGAAATAAT